AGCGCTTGTAACTTGTGCTGATTCATGAGGCCGATCACCTTACTGGCGTAGCCCGGATCAGTGGCATACCCAGCCTTGGCCAGCGCTTGTGCAAATGCCTCAGCCGTCAAACATTGGAAGCATGGTTGATAGCGCGGGTTTTGCTTGAGGAAGGCTGCGTGGTCATCAATGCTCTCTTGCCAGCTGGCGTACTTGCGCCACTTGGCAGGCACAACAACCCACTGGCCACGGATGAATTCCTTGGTCTGAAGGATCAAGATCTCCCCCCTCCAGCGGCTGTCGGCCTTGATGCCAAAGAGGTTCTTCCCCACCTTGGCCAGACCAGACTCACCCCAACCTGACTCCAACGCTGCCTGCGCGATCGTGATGCTGGCGAACACGCCCGAGCGCTTGGCCGTTGCCTGCGCAGAGGAGCCGATCAATGCGATGAATTCAATCGGCTTCATAGCAGCTCCCTCACGTCTTTGGCCACCTCATCGATCGAATCGTCTCGACGCTTGTCGATGAAAGCAAAGGTCCAACGAACCATCGCCCACCCCGGCAAACCGCACGCAAAGATCAACCCGCCCAAAGCACATAGCCCCATGAATGAGAACGCCCAGTGATGCAATCCGAAATGCTCAACGGTGAACGCGCCCCCGCCGATGCTCGATACCACCGTACTGATCAAGCCGACGGCCCATTCACGTTTGTTTCGCGGTGGGGTCATCAGCATGACCACAACGGCGGCTAAGGTGGCTCCGCTGGCAACTGCCGCCGCCGTGCCGCCAAAGGCCTTGTATGCCACTGCAGCTCCTGCGACTCCACTACTTGTCGGTTCCGGCATTCATTTCTCCAAAAAGAAACCCGCCGGGACTGCTCCTCGGCGGGTGGTTACAAAAATCAGGTTCAGATCAGAATTGATCGGCGGTATGCACCAACGCGTTTTCGGCCACGCAAGTCAGTTCGACCTGCTCAGCCCTGGGCTTGACGCTCATGACGCGCGCCAGCTGAGACCAAGACTGTCCGACACCAAATGCAAAGTGCGTTCGCTCACGGTCAGCGCTGACCTGCGGCTCAAAACCGGGAAGCGTTTTCAGGATGGCATGGGAAGCAGTTGCCCCCTGCGTGACCTCAATGGCATCGGAGACCGAGCCATCCGGCTTTCGCAGAACGAGGTAGTGAACGGCACCTAACTGCCAACTCAGCGGCTCAGAACACCGCACCGCTCTCGCCTGACTGTCCCAGCTCAAGACCTCTCCACTCAGCCCCCAACGAGGGATGTCGTGACTGAGCGCAATCAAGTCTCCATAGGTTGGAATCAATCCTTCCAGCTCAGTGCGGAAGGTCACGATGCGTCGGCGATACCGATTCGCCGCCGCGATGTATTTGCCCTCACGAACGCCTTGAGCTCGATCGGTGCAACCAAACAACCTCACGCGAGCAGGCTTTACTGCCCAGGATCCAGGCAGCGCCACCGTGGACTCGTCTGGCTTCCAGCTCTTGGGATTGACGTATTCGATCGTGACGGCATCCGCTGTCGCATCGCCTGCCATCAGGTACTGAATCTTCAAGCTGTTGCGCACGATATTTCGAGCAGAAAAGAGCGCCACAGGGATGGTCTTGGGTTCATCGCGAACGATACGAACAATCCCGCCTTGCAAGAAAGGCACGGCGCGCCCGCTCCGAGCAATCTGCCCCAAGGCATCCCACACCGTCTGGATCTGATCGAACACTGCGTTGAAGGTATCCCCCCGCGCCGACCAAACCGCATCCAACCGCGCCAAGGCTGCCAGATCCAACTGCCGGTCAGGCAACCCTGCGCCGTAGCTGGACTTAACAGCATCCGCAAAGGCCCACGCAATCGACCTGGTGGGTTGCGGCACAGACCACCCAGAGCTTGAGCTCCAGACGGGGAGCTTGCGCGTCACCAGGCAGTTGACCAGCCGGGATGAGCGCTGCGACAAGTTGTCGGTAGCACGCATCCTGAGCGCGAGGTAGGTCAGATCAGTGGGCAAATTTGATCCCGCCAAATAGCCCTTGGCCTGCCCCCAGCGCAACTCATGGCCAGCGCGATTGCTGGTGTCCCGTGCATCAAGGCGCTGCAACCGAATCTCATATCTCCCAGGTGCCACCGAATACTTAAACGATAGACGTTGCGCGGTATTGGTGGCAGCCGAGTAGGTCTCATCTGCCAGATGGAGCCATCCCGAAATGGCATCCCCGTCGTCGTTGATGCTTCGCACCTCAACCCGCCACTGCACCGATCGGCTTTCCAATGCACCACTGTCATTGGCGTAGTACAGGCCACGCAACATCACCACATCGACACCGACCTGATTGATCTGTGTGCCAACCGGATTGAGGGCAAAGGGGCCAACAATGGCTCCGGTGTCGCTCACAGCAATCAATTCCTGCCCAGAGACCTCAGGGGCCGAAAGCACATCAGGATTGAACAATGTGTTCTGACCGCCAGGCTCAATCACCTGCGCCTGCACCTCGGCAAACGAGCTGATCGGGCTGTCATCAATGGACAGCTCCTCAAACTGGAATTGCCCAACACCGATGACGTGCAGTTGATGCAGATACTCCTCGTTGTTCTCGTACTCCGTATAGGGCATGGTGGCCAGATCGGGGTACACCAGATGGCGGCCATAGATCACGGGCACGGGTTGTGCCAGGCGTCCATAGTTTCCCCGCGCTTGCAAGGAGTACGTTGGGCTGGGAGATGTGGTGTTGGCCGATGCCGAGGGCAGTGACTGATTCGGCAAGGGCACCAGCGCATTAACGAGCACAGAGCCCGTGACTGCGATCGCAGTGGACGCCACCGCCGTGGCCAGCGTACCTGAATACCCCATTGAGGCAGCTAGTGCGCCGCCATACGCATTTGCGACGACCAGGACAGCGATCATCAGTACAGTTCGCAGCGGGTTCTTGCCGCCACCGCCACCGCCTTGTGGCAGAGTGACCAAGGCCACGACGTCTCCTGCATCGATTGGCGTCACCGCCCTATGCGCCATCAGTACCGGCTGGCCGTTTTTCAGAATCAACGTGGGTTGATCGAATTCAATGCCATCACGACTCATCCACTGTGCGATCGTGGGCGATCCAAACACATGGCTCACCTGCCGATCACTGGGCTCGAACGGATTTCGCATCCAAATGACCAGGCCAGGGCTGGGTAGGCCTGACATGCAAGCGCTTGTCATGGCGACTCCTTCCATCGGTAATACCCCTCCACCTGCCAGCCGTGGTTGGCAAGAGAAATCAGTTGCTGAAACACCACCCCAGCTTGCTGGGCACAGTGCAATACACCGCCACCGTCGGCATCGACCCACACGCCCACATGCACGGGGTGTCGCGACTGACGCATCAAAACCGCATCCCCCTGCTGAGGCACATCGACCGCCTCCCAACGTTGCCTCTCCGGGTGATTTTTGAACGCATGAAGGACCGTCCGCAGATTCAGTGCATCCACCGGGATCACCGGCAAGTCACGACTGAAGTGCGCTTTCTGGACCCATAGAAAAAGGCCCCAGCAGTCAAATGACTCGGGGCCTCTCTCACCTGCAATCCACGGACGACCGATGTACTGGATCACCCAACTGGGCGAGTCTTCTTCTGTCATCGTGCTAATCCAGGAAACTCGGTTGCGGTGTACAAGCGTGACGGAAAAGTCTTGTTGCCGATGTCAGCCATGCGTGCCTTGGCCGTGACCCGCTGCACGTCGGCCTCCACCTCGGTGATCACCAACGTGATGGGCGGATCCATCTGTGGGCCACTCAAATCGTTAGAAAGGTACGGACGGTAAGTCACTTCAATGGGTGATTCCGAAACCGATGCCTCGTCCAAGTGCTTCACGATCTCCCGGGTGACGTTGTCCAAGGTGATCGCAATTTCGGGAACAGGCGCGATATCTACGGGTGGCAGATCCAGCTCAAATCCCATGGCCACAAACTGAACCTGCTGGCCTGCATTGATTGGCGCTGATGCCTCAAGCCTTGCAAGCAAGTCTTGCTGATCGCGCACCACCCGGATCGCGGTCGTATTACCTGCATCGTCTCTAAAGTCTGGATGCCGTATCTCCAGGGTATGCAGGATGACCACGTCGTTGGGCGCGCTGGCATATGCCTCACGCAATGCCGCTGAAAGAGCTTGATCAGGCATTGGACACCTCGATGGGGATAACTTTCCTGGAGGCTGATTGATTGGCCTTGTCATCAAATCCAAAGACATCGGATCGATCCTGAGGAAGATCCCCATCGATGCGATGCACAGCGCAGCCTGTCAGATGTTCGATGGCGGCCACAAAAAATGGCACATGGTCCGAGTAAGCGTTGTCGCAGGCCGCTGTCCACAGTGGCCCCTCCAAGAACATGCATGCGCCTTTGCAAGCTTGAAGCACAGGGCAGCCGAGACACTCCGAGCGCTGGGACCAATGCGTCGAGGTGTCCAATGCGACATCCGACAACTTGGAAACATGCCCAATGTGATGCGACTGACCATTCGGTGCAACAGACACCGAACTCACGTTCTGACAAGTGAGCACACGGCCCATAAGGTCGACAGCGATCTGATCAGGGCTGTCCATCCCGCACTTCTGACCCAACACGCTGGCCGAACGTCTCTCCAAAATGCTGCGCGCCCACTCCCGCATGCGGGAACGGGCAATATCGAGATGAACAATACGACCACGTCGAATTTCATCCAGTGACTGCCTGCGAAATTCGAATGCCTCGTGATTCGATTGCAGCGAGTTCGCCAGGCCACCCGCGTCGTAGGGATCAACGAAGGCTCCCTCACCGATCGAAATCGTCGGATCGCCAGTCAACTGCAAGAAGTACTTGGCGATCTCTTCTCGACTGGTGTTCGTGCGATGGACCATGGCATTGAACGAGATTCGCCCCTGTGGAGCGAGCCGCTTGTAAAGATCCAGGATCCCGGCGCGACTGGTTTCGTCGGCCAGAGGGTCTGGACCACGAGCAGGCTGACCTGGACCGTCGTGGCTAACGCCTACACCAAAGCCCAACGCATCCAGCCATTCATTGATCTCCGGATTAAGCAAAGAGCCATTGGTGACAATGCCAAATGATGCTGCCGGATAACGCTGCCTGAGCGCCTCAGCCAAGGGGCGCAGGGTCTTGATGTAAACCAGCGGTTCACCACCCCAGAACTCAATTCGTTCAGGTGCTTTCTCGAGGCTTTCCTCAATCAGCCTCAAGAACTGAGGTACGTCTGCTTGCGTGGTCTCTTGAGCATGGGGGACAAAGCGTTGGCTGCAGTAGTCGCACGAGTAGTTGCATGACAGACCAAGCTGAATCTTCAGCACCTTTGGATTGGCTTTTCGACCAGGCTGGCTCAAGCTAACCGCTTCAATGTGGCCAACCGTCCATGACTTTTCAATGTAGCCCAGTGGCCAGGGAGTAAGGTCTTCTGCCAGCAGCTCGCTGGTTTGGTTGTCATAGATCAGCCGGACCGCTTCATTGGCGCGATTGCGCGCGTGCAAAGTAAATCTGGCCATCACGCACCTGCACTTTGCGTTGCTGGCTCATCGGCAAATGCCTCTGGGCATGCCTGGCGGCAGACCTCCTGCGCACTCTGGTGCGCGAACTTGGCCAAGTGATATTCACGGCGGGAGCGGATGCGCTCACCATCCATGACCGTCACAGTGAAAAGGACATGCTCGTCATCAACGAGCTCAATGGTTTTCTCAATCAAAGTCATCTCCTGCCCAGCTCATAGCCGGGTGTAAAGCTCTGTGTAGTTGTGGGACGCCACACGGAAGGTGACGACCAACAGGACGCGCTCCCCGCTGGGGGAGTTGAAGGGATTGGTCTCGTGCCAAATCCGTGAGGGATGCAAAACAACCAATCCTGGAGTGGTTTCGATGTATCGAACCTTCTCCCAAAACGGAAACCCCGCCATCGGGCGGGGGTCCTGTAAAAGCAGCTCTCCATCTCCGACCGTCCAATCACGGTCCTCAGGAGGACTTCGCTCTCGGCCACAGTCGAGGTACAGGCAAAGAACGTGGTCACCCGTATGGTGATAGTGCGGCTGAGCCCGCATCCCCTTTTGGTAGCAAACAGGGATGCACCGCGCCAGCACGTCGAGTTCACTGGCGTTCCTGACACCGTGAGCCTCTTGCAAATAAGCACGATAGGTCCTATCGACCCACCCTTTGAACTCAATCCAGACAGGCGGTGCCTGCCTTTCATGCTCTGACAAAAATAGGTTCAATTGGGTGCGCAACTTGACCGGGACATCAGGCATTGCGTGCTCGGGAGGATTGGCCTTGTGATTCTTGAATCGCTCCTTCGTGAACGTCTTCAATTCATTGAGCTGGTCCGCTGTGAATGGTGATGCCTCGTGCAGAACAGGCGTACTCCATAGGTGTTCAATCATGGGCGACCTCACATCCAAAAGAGACTGCAATGCGCAGTTCGTTGCAATACCGGGATATCGGTCGAGCCGCGTGTGTTTGTGTCCCGTTGAACACCACAAGACGGTTGGGCTTGATCAATGCACAAGCATTGACCTCACCTGTTTCATCAAGGGTGACAAAATCACCTCCCCAGTCGCGCTCCCACCGCATCACCGGATACCAAACCGCCGTGCGAGCCGTTTTGCTGTACTGCGCCGGGAAGTCACGGTGAAATGCGGATTCATCGCCAAAGGTCTGGTAGTTCGCCCAAACACGCGTCAAGGCGACATTCCCAAAATGCTCTCGGCGAACAATTTCCGCCACCTCGGCAAGTGGTCCTGAATTTTTCAGGAAGGCTTTGTAGCTCAACTCCGAATTCCATGCGCCATCGTCATAGTGGTGTTGATGCGTTCCGGGCAGCACAAAGTTGCGATGCCAAAACGTACCAGGTGCCTGTGCATGAGCGCGCCAACCAAAGACCGGACTTTGAGCAAGTAGCCAAGCGCGGGCTGCTTCAAAGAGTTCGGGAGAAGCTAGGTTGTCGTAAACGTTGATGTGCATGGTTATCGGCCACGCTGAGCTCAAAGTGCAGCTCAACGGCGGGCTCCTCTGCGTTATAGGGGTGGGTGTGATGCGC